ATCTTTGATATATGACATTAAATTATCTGTATCTAAATAATCAAATACAGGAGCAACGTTTTGTAGAGAACCCATCAATTCAATTCCTCGCATCAATGATTGTACTTCACCAGTTTTTTGTGCTTTTGCTAATGGTGATACATATTCAATTTCGATATTTTGATTTCCTAAAAACTCTGGAGCTGGTTTAAATTTATTGTTTCTAATTAAAATACTAAAACATCTTGTAATTAATGGTTGTAATAATTCAGATTGCAACCTTCCTAATACTGGACCAAGAATTCTCATCTTCTCTTCGTTTCTTTGCAAAACCTCGGTTGCTGTCATTTGTGTTCCCTGAGTTGATAACAATTGATCTACAAAAAAGTTTTGTCTTATTGCGTCTCTTCTTTGTTCTTCCATTTGTATGCCAACAGGATTAGCAGCACCAATTTGTAATGGTTCTATTCTATCTCTAGTTCCTGCTCTATAATAATTTAATCCACCAGGTACCGTTCTTATCGGTAACATAAATCCATCATCAGGTACTAATAACGGTGGGTCGATTTGTTTTTGTGCAGCTTTGATAGAAGTTTTTGACATTAAGTTTAACATCTTAACGTCCGGCAAAGCGTTCATTGCTGGTGAACGACCATAAATTTCATTTGATGATTTTAAATATCTTGGTACGGCAAACGGAAATTCTGCAAAACCATTTTCTGATAAAACACTACCACTATCTTCATGTACATATACAGAATGAAATTTTTTATTCGTATATAAATCTGAGGGGTGTACACAATGAATTATATTAACATCATCGTTAGGAGCTTTTTCTATTTTTTTTAAGAGTTCAGCATTTAATTCTGCTTTAGGGAAAGCACTCATTAAATTGCCTGCTTTCATTTTAAATTTACGCGTTAAATTATTTACAAAACCTTTTTCATCTTCGCTAATATATATTTCTGATATATGAATATTTTTAAATCTTAATTCGTTCTCATCGTCTTCAGCAATAAATAATGCTGCAGTACCAAATGCGATTAGATCATGGTACAATTCAAATATTTCTTGTTGAAAGTTTGATCTGTTAAAAGCTTGATTTAAAACATTTGTGCAATCTTCTAACCATTCAATTGCTTCATCTTCTTGGTTTAGTTCTTCGTTTTTATATTTTAAAGAAAACCATGGTGATACTGTATTGGTTAACATACCGTGTAATGATGCAGCCAATAATTCTAATGCGTGAGTTGCAGTACCATCAAAAATTAATTCGTGTCTCTTATCACCTTTACTTCTTGATTTAGTAATATCTGCTTTTCTTGGAAGCATATAATCAGCAACATCTTGCCAATGGCTCTCCCAATTTTTTCTTTCTACTTTCAAAGAACTATATTTTTCTAATACAAATTTTCCTGTAGGTGTTATCATCTATCCTCCCAATAATGTCTTTCTTTGTATATCTCCTCCACCTAAAGAAGTATTTTTTGTTAATATAGTTGCTCTTCTACCTTTTTTCTTAACATCTAAACCATAATCAGGTGTAGCATCAGCTTGCTGTGATTGTGTTACTTCAACTGCAGTAGGTTGAACTGGCTGCGGTTTTGGTGGTGATGGTCTTCTTACAAATCCTCCCATAATATTATGCTCCTAATAATGTTTTTTTATCTGTAGTCGCATCATCTTCAACACCCTGGTAACTTGTAAGTATTGTTGATCTTCGACCTTTTCTTTTTCTATCTAATGTTTCTTGTTTTTCTTTTGCTGCTTTCTTTCTTTCCTCGTCCTCGAAACTTGGCGGCGGAGCCGCAGGAGGTGGAGGGGGTGGTAAAGAAGGCATTTTCGGTGATAAAAAGCTCATTCGTTTCTCCTATATAATTTTATATTCCGATATTGCGTTCGGAAATTTTTTGTTAATGTTGTCTTGGTTTGGCAACTCGTCTATTGCAATTGCCATATAACGAAAACTATCACACGCGTGGCTTGACCAATCGTGAACAGGTTTGTTGGCAAACATTCTTGCCTTGTCGTTATATTTTCTATGATAGTGTCTCAATGCGTCTATTAACTTTTTGCAATTGTCTCCGTCAATATAACATCGTGGTAAAATCATTTTAGCTGCGTGTATGCCGTCTTCTAATGGCAACTTAGGTAAAATTCTAAAATTAATACCTAATTGATATGCAACCTCTCTTCTTGTTTTACCTAAACTAAATTCTGTTACATCAATATCGTGTGGTGCATAATGATGTTCGTAAACATAATCTTTCTGTTTAATCATATTTACATAATGCGGTAAACCCTCTCGATTATTTTCGTAATAATCTATAATCCTTACGGTGTTACCTAACTGCTGATAAAATATTATAGATGTTGCGTCTCCAACCCCAATGTCCCAAACTGTATTGACAGATAACGCAGGGTCATAATCTATTAAAGTTATTTTACCTTGGTCTTCTAATTTTTGTATTATGTGTCCATAGATTGAGCCTTCTATATTAGCAATCCAATCACACTCAAATTCTTGTCGATACTTGCTCTCACCCATTTGTTTGAAAGCTGCATCTAATTCTTCTTGATCTATAATTTTTGTTTTAGATACTGGCGCGGTATAAGTTAGCCAATCACTCTCTTTAACAGCATGAGTATAAATATCGTAAAAAAAATTATTAGTTCCAGCTGGCGTGCCTATGAAGTAACAGAACCCCTTGCGATCACTTAAAGCTGGTCTCAAAATTTCATTCCAAACTTTAGGGTCCACCTGAGCTGTCTCGTCTATGCACACCCCATCAAGGAATATACCCCTTATACTTTCTGAATTTTCACTTGAAAGTAATGTAACACGAGAACCATTTGGTAAGTCGCATCTTAATTCTGTTTCGTTATACTTAACACCAGGTATTTTTCTGGTAAATTGTTTTATATAGTCCCAACTTATACTTTTAGCTTGCCTAAATGTCGGTGCTAGATACGCATATCTAGGGTTTGGCAAAGGGTTTGTAAGAGCTGCTTTAATCAGATGATTAAGTATGCAGACTGTTTTCCCGAAGCGCCTGTGACATGAAATCACCGCAAATCTATGTTGGTCTAGCAAGTCGTGTAATTCTTGTTGATACGACCTAGGCGTATAATCTATTTCTATGTGCATTAATGAATTGTTGGTGATGCTCTAAATAAATCTTGTGATGGCTCATAATCCATACCTGATCGACACAACATGTATTGTGCAAATTCTTCTGCAACATTTAAATCGTCAAATCCAATAATAGTTATAATTAAACTCTTTGAACCTTTATCTACAAAGGCAATTGTTTCTAACGGTTTTGTAATATTCGGTTTTTTCTTTTTCATTGTTAATCTCATTGTGTCTGTGTCTGTGTGGGTGGTAGTCCCAATATATATATATATCTACACGCGCGACCACGCCCAGGGGTATAGTCCCTCTTTATTTACGCAAAAAACGCTAGCTGTCATGTAACAGATCAGGCGCAGCGGTTACCATAGCCGATGACAATTGTTATTCTATCTACTTAATAGTTTAAATTGTGTGTTGGTTGTGTGTTCTCTGTCAATCGAACTCCATAACACACGCGCGGAACTGCGTCCCTGCGTATAAAAATACCAACCCTTATGACTTCTTATGTCTTGCAGCAAACTTCGCTGCTGCTTCTTTAGAACCGAACCCCCATTTTTTAAGAGCAAGTTTTAATCTTGTTGGTCTTCCTTTCTTATCTTTTAACGGTCCCTTAACTTTACTGAAGCGCGCTGCAAAGCTGACCCTCCGAGGGTTTGTTCCTTTACTTACTGGAGCCTTGACCCCAAACTTTTTACGTCCTGCAGCATTTAATCCGCCTTTTGGATTTTGGAACCTTTTAGCGACCATTTACTTTTTTTTCTTTTTTGGAAAGCCTGCCTGCATATTTTTATATGCTTTTCTACTTATAGAACTCTTTGATTTAGGACGAGACGTGCCAGCCTTTTTTCTTTTATTAATATTATAATAAAGACCCTTACGCGCCATCTTTCCTGACTTTGTTCTGTGATAGCCTTTTTTCATTGTTTTACCTCTTTCTTTTTTTTTATTTTTTTATTTTTTATGAGTTGACTTATTGTAATATGTATATTACCAATCTGGTAACATATAAATTTAACAAAAGGAGAAAAATATATGTCTAACTTACAAGTAAAAAGATTTATTCCTAAAGAGTTTAAACCTTTAGAAATAAACTCAACAATTGATTTAGATTTTTACTGGAACAGTAACGATTTAAAACCAATTGCAATATGTTTTACAAAAAAATCTTTTCGTCATTCATGGTACTATAGATTTAAAAATGTAGAACACATGAACAACCACATCAAAAAAACTATTGATGGAAGATTAGAACAAAAAAAAGCAGTTCAAGAACGAAGGAAAAAAAGATACGCACCGCATACTTTACAAGTTGGAGACTATCTTTACTGTTCCTGGGGTTATGACCAAACTAATATTGATTTTTTCATAGTAACTAAACTAATAGGAAAAAATAAAATATTAATAAAAGGTTGTTCTAACCAAATAACCAATAGCACCGAATATTCTGATTTTGTGCGACCTGGTAAAGATACAGGTAACAGATGGACAACAGACAACCAAGGAAACCAGGTTGAATTATTAAAAACCGTTGACGGTTCAAATAATTCTATTTCTCTTTCTTCTTTCGCTTTTGCTCGTAAATGGGACGGAGAACCAAAATCTCAGACTAACTCCCTATACGGTCATTAAACTATTTACCCTGGGAGGCTTTTGCCTCCTGGGGTCTTCCCCAACTAATTGATAAATTTGTATCTTGTTTAATTTCTTGTTTGCTTTTATCTCCGAAAATTCCTGCAGCTAATTTTGACGCTAGCCACCGAGCATGGTGTGCCTTTTCTCTATATTGCTGAAAATATTTAGGGTCCTGCGGTTCGTTTAGTTCATCATGTATTTTATCTAAAATAGTAAATGTTCCAACTTCACGCGCTTTCATAATTTTTTTGTGCAATAAATCGTCCGCTCGCATCGAACGGTAAACCACCGATAATGACGGATAAGTTTTGTCAGAACAAATACTTGTTAACGTGTTACCGTTTTCAAGTTTTTCTATAATATTTTCCAGTTTTTCTAATGACATCTTTTAATTCTTCTTCAGTTTTATTTTTATATTGTGGTAAATTTCGTAAACTCTTCATCATGCCTTCGATTGTTACTGGTCCTTCGCTTTCGCCAGCGTGGAACCTACAACGATAATGACCTGATTTTTTTAATTTTCCTTTTGCCTGGCAACGCTTGGTAAACTTGCTGCCTCTTGTCAAACTCTCACATTGTTTAAGAAGTTTATTTCGTCCAGGCACTTTTTAAACGAGTATAGTTTTTTTGTTATTAAATTTTGTCAACTTTGGCAAGCAGTTTCGTATCTTGTTTTAGTTTCTTTTCAATCTTGATTAACGCATCAAAATACATGTTTTTAACTTTCTTCCGGTCGTAGCCAAGCAATCGACCTATTTGAGTATATTTAAAATTATTAGCTTTTGACCAAATGATTTGTCTTTCAAGGTTAGATACTAACAACATCAAATCTATTGCTAGATCATAACAAGTTATCATCTTTGAGTTAGCTTGTATTTTCATGGGTCTTTTATCGTAAAATCCATGCTCCATACGATGATGAATTATATCTAATATAGAATACATCGCGCCAGCATGAGGCTTCTTTAACCCTGGTAAATGTCTTTCGGTCCTTGCAGCTGTCTCAAACAAATCAACTAGCTTTAATAATAAATCTGTCAAATTTTAAAGTTTTTTTTTTGCTGACAACTTTTTCAATTTTATCGTTAAGTTTGTTCCTGGTGTACAATTCACCGTCCGAGCCGCGGTATTCGTCTTTTAACCCCTCGGAGCCAAAATACTTTAATGTTATTCCGTTAAACATTATTTTATCAATAGGTTTAGCAACCCCCCCTGCTTTGAAACTACTAAAATATGATTTATTATTTTTAAAATTGCTATTGGTTCTATTATATATGGTTCTATTAATACCTACCATATTTGGCACATCAGACACGACACCCATGACACCTCTGAAATTATTGAGTAATTGCTGTTGTTTTATAAGGATATATTCATTTGTAGATTGTTTTCTTTTAATCTGTAAAAAATTTAAAGTTTTAAGTCTGGCAAGGGAACGTTGCACAGTTCTTTTGCTAACATTAAGACGTTTAGCAATTGTGGCAATTCTTGGATAACAAGCAGCGGTCTTTCTATTGTAAAAAGTAATAAGACAGAAATAAACCATCTTATCCGTAACAGAAAGTTTAGAATGTTTTAAAACTACTTCATCACCGATAAAAAACGCCATTTAACCCTTACAAAATTGTTTATGTTTACTTTGTAACCCACGCAGCATGTTTATAAATTCTTCTGGTCGCATAAAATATTGTTCTGATCTTTCTGGTGTAAGTATTTGCACCCTAAAAACTTCAATCTCGTCCATTTTTTCGCCAGGTTTGTAAAAAACTAAAAAAGATGGCTTGGCGCATTTTCTTGCAATCCACTCTGTAGTTGTGGTAGCTTTGAAAGTTTGTCCCTTGTCAAATGCAGTTTCAAAAAACGCCAAAGGCTCTTTGCACCTTGGACAAGTCTCCACAAAATCTAAATCAATTCCGCTTACACCATCGTGTTTACGATGAAACTCGCTAAAATGATCGCCAAAACCGAAGTAATTATAACGAGCCAATTATATTTCTCCATTTTTACGCAACTGATTTAATGGGTCTTTCATGTTACTTATCTGCATATTCGCTTCAGATAACTTAACCTGCAGATTGCCGTTTATTCTTTTTTGAGCCTCGTTTATTTCTTTCTGTGTAGAAACTTCTAAAGTTGTATTATCTATAATCTGCTTTAGTGTGTCAGTTTCTTTATGAAGAACTAAATTTATTTTTTTTAGTTTTTCATATTCAGCTTTATAATCCATTGTTACCCCCTTCCTTTAAAGTATGTAATAAAGTTTTTTTTAAAATTACTGAGTTTGGAATAACGGTTCGATTACCTATTTCGTGTGGGTCCATAAAAGAAAACTCGTTTGAAAAAATAGTTTTGTTCTTGTCTTGGAAAACTATAAAACCAATAGTAAAACAGATCGCAGGCTCCTCTTTAGCTGCCTTATCTGGTGAACACCAATCAGCTGAACCTGTTATGTCCTGCCATTTGCAAAGCCAAATTTTTTTAACTTTGTGTTTCATGTGTACAACTAATGATAGAAGTCGTTAGCTGTTACCTTTCCTTTTGTGATTTGTTTTATTTTTTCCATAAAATTTTTTTCAGGAATTCGCTTTCCTTTACACCAACGCTGTACCGTGCTTTCTGGTGATTTTCCGCTAATACCAAGGTTTTTAGCTAATTGTCTATATGATAATTTTTTTTTATTCTTAAATTCTTCAAGTGTCATGCCAGTTGATTAGCCGATTTGGTAAATCAAGGCAACTAAAAATCATACAACTAAGAATATAATTGATTTTTATTAATACGAGTGTTGACAATATGGGTAAAAAATAATAGTTTACCAAAATGGTAAAAAACATTAGCAAATTTTCAAAAAATATTATAAATCTCCACAAGAGAGATAACAAATCAAGTGATAACAATATTGAAAAATCAGAAGAAGAATTGACTAATACATTTTTAAAAACTTATTTAGAAGATCACAACATACCTCAAGCAGATTTAGCGCGTGCAATAAAAAGAGATAAAGTAACTGTTAATAGGTACGTCAATGGTATTCGAGAAATGTCAACCAAAGAAATAGAAAAGATTGCAAGATTTTTAGAAATAGAACCAGCTGATTTAGCATTTCCTGCAGAGCCAATTACTCCAAATTATATTTTAAAAAGAGGTTTTGCTATTGAAAAAAATTTAAATAAAAAATTAAAAATACACACACCTGGTCGAAGAATTAATCAAAAATATAATGAGATTATATTAATAGATAATGTTTCTATGTATTGTCATGGTGAAATATGGCTGGTAAAAAAAATTAAAGAAAAATTTATTTCAAATCATTTGTGTTTAATTACAACAAAAAAAGAAATGTTTACTGGTGTTCCTTTTATATTACCACATGATGAAGTATTAATTAGACTTTCACCATATTACGGAGCAAAAAAAAATAGATTACAAATATTAGTTCAAGACATTATTTCATGCCAATATGTGTATGAACGTTTTAACCCAAAAATCAACCCTAGTAACCAAATCAGCCTATAAAGGTTGACAATTATTCATACAACGTTTATTAAAGGTTCAAATCGCTTAGGTGATTTGTTTTATGAAAATAGACGTAAAAAATATTTTAAAAAAAGCAGGCTACAAAGAGCTACCTGATTGGTGCAAGGTTGCTAAATTTACTCATCATTCCCCTTCACAAATAAATAAACCTGATGACCGATGGGTTTATGAATATTTATTTTTAACACCTAAACAAAGATCAGAACTACCAAACAACGCGAAAATGGAAGCTGGAGCAATAATAGGTCAGGCAGCAAATAGAATTTTTGCAAGTAAAATTTACGATAGAAATAAAAAACAATATTTCGAAAACAAATGACAAAAATTTTTACAAAAAAATATTATGAAGAAGCAGTTGATGCTTACAATAAATATAAACCAACATCACAAGCAGACAGAGAACAATACGAAAATAATAAAAAAGAATTTTTACTTGTATTAAATAATGTAGTTGAAGGAATAAAAGAAATAGGTTTAACACCACCTATAGTTGGTGAAAGACCAGTTAATTATTTATTTGAACCTGCAGAAGTTTTAACTACTGGTCATATAGACTTATCAGATTTAACTAAAGCAATTGAAATTAAAAGTAAATATAAGATAAGAAAGGGTTTATTAAAAGATGGTGTTACTCGTGCTTTTCATAAAGCAAAATTAGAACCAACTTATAGTTATTTTTTACAAACAAATTTTTATGCTTTAGCAACAGGGTTAAAACCTTATTTATTAATGGCTGATAGCAGCCAATATAAAATTTATTCAATAGAAAATTGCCAAGAATTTGAACCAGAGCATCAACAAAAATATTTTGACCACATAAGACAAGCATGTATTCGAAGAGAACGTTTAATAAAAAGACACTTAGGTAAAAAAACCTGGACCCAAGATGTCAATTTAGACACTAACAATTATTATTGGAAAGACGAAATAGATACAGCAGGAGACGCGCATAAATTATGGAACCAAAACATAAAATAAATAATTTTAATTATCAGGCATATCTTTTAACAAAAAGATATTTAGCACACAAAATTAGAGACAAAAAATTTAGTCAAATAAAGTTAAAACTATTTTTCCTTTTGTTAGTAGTTTTTTTCTTTATCTCCCTCTCTGTCTCTAATACGAGGGACGTGGATTGGAGCAATCCGTCCAGAGTTAATTTCACACAAACATTAACCTTTGCTGGCAATAGTGATGTTAGCTTTCAATCGTCCCTCGGTACAAAGAAAGAAAATAATAATGAACAATAAAGAAACACCAAGACAAGCTGCAGATAGACTATTGCAAAATGGCGAAGGCTATCAAACAGAAGATGGTAATTTAATATTAAATCACAAAGCAGTAGAAAAGCTTGCTTTTTTATATGACATAGAAGTTAAAGTTGAATTAGTTACAAATAATTTTGAAAAACAATCTGCAATCATACGAGGCACAGCTAAAAATTTATCAACTAGCAGGGTCTATCAAAGTTTTGGTGAGGTTCACCCACAAACAAATGATTTCAATTACTATATTGGTGTGTGTGAGAAAAGAGCAGCCGATAGAGCTATACTTAAATGTTTAGGTCTTCATGGTGATTTTATGTCAGAGATAGAAAATGAAAAAGAATTTATTAAAAAAAAAATACAAACTCACAACAATAATCAATCAACAACAATAATTTTAAAAGACGAAAAATTAAAAAAAGAAATTTTATCACAAACAGATAAAACAAATTTCGATAAGTTGCTCATAAAAAATAGCCAATGGTTAGAGCAGCTTGGCGAAAACAAAAGCGAAGAAGATTTTTTAAATAAATTATCTGCTTTGCAAATTAAACTAGAAAAAGGAGCAAAACCAAATGGCAGAAACTAATCTACCGCCAGGGTTTCTTTGTAGTTTTAGTATGGTAAAAAATCCAGACAAAACACCTGGAAACGAAACATACGAAAGTGGTAAATCAAAACCAGATTTCGTTGTTACTCAACGGTATGTAGAAAAGCTAAAAAAAGAAATGCCTGCTACTTTTAAAATTGTTGGTTTAGATGGTTACAACTCACCTGTGGGTTATCTTCAAGAAGATGGCTCACTAAAAATCACAATTAAAAAAGTAATGAAAAAAGAAACATCAAATGCTGGACCTGCTAAAACTTATAGTGCAGCAGATGATTTCTTAGGCAAAATGTAAATGAGTGAAGATTTAATAAAATATGGTGTAACACCAAAACAAAAAAAGGTGATGGATTTTATTAAGTCTTATATAAAAAAAAACGGTTATTCGCCTTCTTATGAAGAGATTAAGAAGGCGAGTAAATTTAAAGCTAAATCGCACGTTAACCAAGTATTAAATCAATTAAAAGATCGTAATGTTTTGACATTTAAAAAAGGTAAATCAAGAAGCGTAATTATTTTGTAATGGCAAGTTTTAAAATTCAAGACCCAAACACAAAAGAAGTGATACATAGAATTGTTATTAGGGACCAACAAGGTATGAAAAAATTTAAAAAAACTATGCGCGAGATTAACAAAAGTCCTGTGCAATGGTTAGAAGAAGCAATTGAAGAGACTATTGACAATCTTCGTTATTTAGTAGAAGCGGTCAATAGACTTAAAAAAAATAAGTCTAAAAAATGACTATGGCAAATGAATTTGTAAAAGAATGGCTTTATGAGTGTTCAGCTAAGTTCACTTTGAAAGACAACTCTGTTGAAAAATTGGCAAAGATGGGTACCCCACCGTCAAATTGCAACGTTGTTGTTGAGCCAGGAAGTTTACGAATGATACATGCACATGTTAAGGAGGTAAATGCCAATGAAAACAAGGTACCAGGAGTTAACAGAGAAGATCGAAGACAAGGAAAAATCGAGAAAAAATCTGTTGACCAAATTAAGTAAAGTAAAAAACAAATTAGGATATTATCCTGTTAATACTTTACAAATAGCAAAAAAAGCTAACGATGAATTAGTTAGCATTGTACAGTTGCAAGACCAAAAAAGACAGCTAGAACTGTAAGCAACTGACAAACACAACCAAAACTCGAAGTTTTGTTAAGGCTCTCTATACGCCTATTTTTCAACTAAAAGTTTTTAAACTTTAAATTGTCAAAGCTGTTGACAATATGGTAATAAAATATTAATTATTGTCTATGCGTGTTTGGAAAATAAAAAACGGCAAAAAAATAATAGTCTATCAACTGATTGGTGAGGTCAGAGTTACAAAAGGTAATTTTAAATTAAGTGAGAAAAGATTAGCAAAACAATTAGTAAAAGAATTAGAAAAAAAAGAATTAGATAAAACAGTTGTAAGACAAACTTTTAAAAATGGTTTTCAATTATTTGTAGAAAAAATAGATAATGATATTAAAAAAGGAATAATAAAAAAACACTCTGGTTTACCATACAAGTCTCACGTTAAATACCACATAGAGCCTTATATAAAGCCACAGGAAGCCGTTTATTTAGATGAATACAAATACTCGGATTTTGCTAGCAACTACATTGAGAGGCTCTCTCAGAGCCAAATTCCAGGCAAAAAAACCACCATTTCAGCTACAACCTATAAAAAAGTCATAATGACGTTTAGATTGTGCATTAAATTTTGGAACATACAAAACTTCTACACAAATCAATTAAATAGAATTTTAACCTACAGAACTAAGGTTCCTGCAAGTCTTAAAAAACAAATTAAAGAAGAGTTTTATACAACAGAAGGTGATGTAAAAATATTAATTAAAACAGAGAAAAGATTAGATTATAAAATTTTAAAAACTTTAGCTTTAGTTACCGGTGCAAGAACTAACGAAGTTTTGGCTGCATGTTTTGAAGATATAAAAGACGGTATTTGGTCCATAAGACATACACTTGATAATGATAATGTGTTTGAACCTTATTCTGCAAAAACAATAAAAGGTTTTAGAGAAATAAAATTACCATCAACAATAATAAATATAATTGAGACATGGAAAAAAATAAATTTAAATCCAAAAAAAGAAGAAGGTTTTACAAGAATATTTAATTTAGAAAAATCAAATGTTAATAAACATATTACCAGGCATGCTAAAAATAATAATATAAAATGGAAGGGTGGTTTATCTCCATTTAGAAAGCTATCATCAAGTTTAGTTTTTGATAAAGGTAATTTATCAGAGAAAGAATTTAGAACTAGATTTGGTTGGGAGGATTTAAAAACTTTTAGAAAACATTATCAAAGACAAACAAGAAAAAATTTACCAGACATAGATAATGCGTTTACAGAATTGAATACCATTGCCAGCAATATAATTGAGGTCGCAAATGATAATCAGATCACAGCAAAGAAAGAAAGCTGACCTATATGATAATGAGATAAGTAAAAAAATTCTCAAATCAAATGGCTTTAATATAAAAAGATTAAGGCAGCGTAAAGGTTGGACACAAACAAAGTTAGCAGAAAAACTAAGTTTGTATTTAAGCGGAGGTGAAACTAAAATGAATTTTACCTTTCAACAAATACAAAAATACGAAAAAGCTGACAATAAAACAAATTCAATTATTTTATATGCTTTGAGCAATATATTTAATTGTGCTTTGGAAGATTTTTATAAAAAAGAAGATTTTGATTTTCCAAAAGATCATTTTGTAAATGAAACGCAAGAAGCAATCGGAGCGTAGTTTATTCGTAGGCAACTGCTATTATTGTGATAAGCCTTTGTATAATACTGATGGTGGCTGGATAGTCTCACACGAGAAAGATTTAGCCACCAAATCAAATATGCGGTTCTGCCATGATGGAAGAGAAGGCAGCTGCTTTGATATATATGGCGAGTTCTGCAGAAGTTTAAGAATTGATGCAGAGTTTATAGGATATTCTACTTTTAATAATAATTTATGGAAAACCAAGCCGCCATTTAAAGACTTAATACAGGATTTTTTAAATCAAAAAAAAACCAAAAACACACAAGTAAACACACAAGTTAGCCAGGAAGCGAAAAAAAGTTAGATAAATGGCGCGCCCTGGAGGATTCGAACCTCCGACCCTCGGTTTAGAAAACCGATTGCAATTCAACTACTATTATTATTTATCAACCGTTAAGTTAAATGTTCGCAATTGTTCGTTGACAAAAGTACATATAAAAAACCTACGGTTTAATTATTCTTTTTTTAATTGAAAATAATTCACACACAAAAAACACACAAGTTTATTTTTTTTTCTTATCAGATTTAGAACGTAAAAAAAATATTTTACCTGATGCAATAATAAACTTATCTAATAAGCCAAAAAATTTATAAATTAATTTGTCAATCATTGTCTGTGCTTTCAAACATTTCAGAATTAGGAGAATTGTTTGCCAAGTCTTCTAAAAACTTGTTATCCTCTTCCTTGTTTTCTGTATTTTTTTCTTCTTTGTTTTTTGTTAGGTCTTTTCGTATGCCTGCCAGGACGTTTTCTAGGTTTAGGTCTGTCAAGTGTTGCCTCTTTAAACTTTCTTGCCATTATTTTTTAAAAATATAAAAAATTTCTGACGGCATTGCAGATAATACTTTAGCCCAGTTCATAAATCTTTCTGTCTCACCAATTAAAGGCAAAGAAAGAATTACCAAGAACCAAATTAAAATAAGTTCATCTTTAAAACTTGAACCAGATTGTTTAATTTTTTCTAATTGAATTTCTTTAGCAGCATCTATCTCAAGATTTCTAATTATTTCTTTTTTTTTAATATGATGTTTTAATACGCCAATAGAATTTTCTATTAAAGTTTTTCCAAGTAAATTTAACAACATTAGTATAACCAACAGTTAGGTCGATGTGGTACTTCATCAGAAGAAAGTATATCGACATGAATAAAAGTTTTAGCAATGCCAAGACCTGTTACTTTAGAAGCAAAATAATCAATTAATTTTTTTCTGTGTTGTGAATTGCTTATATGTATATCTACTGCCTTTGAGGTAGTATGAGGTCCGGCAAGACCAGTTGAACTAACATTGTCATTGTGATCTGGACAACGATATGCGCTAGTTATTGTTATTGGACCCAAAACGTCTCGTGCTGTTTGTAATAAATCTAATAAGGCTGCGTGTATTTCTGTATGACCACAACCGCATTGACAAGTAAATTCTTCAAACTTAAAATTTTTCCATTTATCCTGCCATTGCTCAGAACTTCTTATAACTTCCATTACTTATATTCCTCGTAAATAATTTTAATTTTTAATTTTTTTTGTAATTTTGTTAAAGCTCGATTGATACGTCCGCCAGGAGTACGTCTTAAAACATTGCCATGTTTATTTTTATATTTGACACCTTTACTACGTTTGGCAAAACTTTTTACATCGTAGCCTTGAAACTCACCTGTCTTTTTATTTAAGGTTACAATATCTACTGGTCCTAAACCACCAAGAGGAATGAATACAATAAGATCAGGATTTTGTGCTAATCGTGCTTGTGCTTTAAGCTCACAAACTAAGCCTTTGATGTTTCGTGCTGCCACATCTATGCGCCTTCAGTTTTTATTTCCTTACATTCAAATTTTATAACGGTTTTACTTTGGTCGATGTATTCTTTGTTAAATTGTTCAAAGCTTTCTAAATTTCTAAACGTTTGCTGCGATATTGCATAACCAGCATCAACACAATCATAATGAGAGTTAAATTGATACCCAGGTATAGATTGCGAAGAGCATGTATTGTTTAACATGCTGCATAAT